ATCCTTAAATTTTTACTAACTAAATGTATTTATAGTTTCAAGTTTTTAGGCATAAAAAAAGAGGACCGAAGTCCTCTTTTTCTGTTACTTTGTGTTTCTTACAACAAACTACATAAGATTCGTAACTTTTACGCGTCTGTAGTATGTATTTGTACCAGCTGTTAGACTTGTGAATGGGTTAGTAACTAAACCATAACGTGTCTTGAATCCAATTTTAGGTTGGAATGTTGCTGGATCTACTGCACGAACCATTTGTAATGGAACGTATGGGCAATAGAACATACCTGCGTCATATGGTGATGTACCTTTATAACCAGCTACGTAGAATTGTGAAGCTGTATTCAAGTTAGCTGAATATGGATCCACATAAACTTTAATCTTACCATTTAATACACCAGCAAATGTATTGCCTGTGTCGTCAACGTTAAGTGAAGTTGATAGAGCAGGTGTGTAATCTAAGATACCAGCCATTGACAATGCTGATGCAACGTCTGCTGATACGATTAGAATGTTACCTTTGCCTCTACGTGTTGTTTGAGCAATACTGTTGCAATCACGTTCGATTTGGAATAGTAAGCCTTTGAAGCGTTCTACTGACCAACGACCGTTAGCATCTGTATCTAAGTCAAATACACCAAATGTTGTTGTAGCACCAGTTTGTGCACCAGGTTGAGCTGCAGAGTAGATTGTACGAATAACTTCGCGGTTGATTTCAAATAAAATTTCTTGTGAAAGAATATTTGATAATTCACCTTCTGCGTCAAGACCGTGTACTGCTTTCAAGTCTTGTGCTAATTCAACTGTGTATTGAGCTTTAAGACCACGTGTCTTAGCAGCCACAGTTGTTTTCTCAATTGAGAATGCCATTTCGCCGAAAGCGTATGTATCACCCAATTGTTCTGCGTCACCTGTAGCAATACCAACACCAGTTGTATATGGTGAAGCTACTGGGTTTGAACCAGCGTGAGCTGTGATTGAAGAACCAGCAAAGTCTGTATCAGCTTCGTTAAATAACGCTTCTGTATTACCTTGTGATGTATAGTTTGATTTCATAGCGAAGATCAAACCAGTTGGGCCTGTCATTGGTTGTACACCGCAAACGTCATATGCCATTAAGTTAGGCATTGCACGGCGAACTAAAGAGATTAAGATTGGATCATAACCTGCTAAGTTGCTGTTTGCTGGTGAGTTAACTTGACCTGAAAAACCACCACCCATAGCGTTAGCTGGAGTAGCTTCCCATAAAGCTGATTTTTCTTCGATAAGAGCCTTTTCTTGGTTCTCTAAAAGAACTGTTGTTACATGCTTTTTGTAAGCATCTTTAATTTCTGGTAAGTCAGGGTGTTCAACCACTGCTTGCCACTTTTGTTGAATTTGTTCTGTCAACATGTTAGTTTTTCTCCTGAAGGAATTGTTGATTCTATTATTTATAAATGTTTAACTTTTGCTGTTCTAGAAAGCGCATCTACATAGTGTTTTACTTGTGATGGTACTTCTTTTGTAGCTGCTGGATCATTTCCAATTTGTGCTGACTCTTCTAACATTTTTTCTGGGCTAGATGGAGCTGCTTTAGAGAAATGATTTTCTTTAACAACTTTTACCTTTTCAATGAAGAGGTCTTCGTTGTCAAAATCTACGCCTTCTAAAAGCTTAGCCATTTTCTCAGCATCCGTAGCTGTGAGATCATGACACGCTTGTTCAATAATTCTATTACGTTTGATTTCGTCTAGTTCGGCTTTCAATTGAATGTTAGCCTCGATAGTTTCATCTAAACGGCCAGTGATTTCGTCAACCTTAGTAGACATGTCTTCTAAGACGTCAACTTTATCTTCTGGTACTTCAAAGTAATGCTCTTGGAAAAGATTCTTTAAACCAATCATGAAATCTTCAGCAACTTCTGCACGAAGACCATTTTCCACTTCAATCTCATTGTCCTTCATCCATTGTTCTACAACATAATTTAGATATGAATCAACCTTCTCTACAAGACCTTCTTTGAGCTCTTCAAAGTCATTTGCATTTTGTTCATGCAATTCAGCTGTGATAGCTTCGACTTCGCTATTGACGCGAGCAATAACTGCCGCTTCAAAAATCTTACCAGCTTGAGATTTAAACTCTTCTGATAAATTAGTATCTGCTGCAAACACAGATTCAATATCTTTACGTAAATCTTCCATTTTCATGTCGATCTTACGTGGCTCTGCTGGAACTTCAGCAATCACTTCTTCGATATTGTCTAAATCTTCTTCTGTGATAGCAGTTTCAGAATCTGTATCTACAGCTTCTTTTTTAACATTGCCAGCACTGTTTGCTTGATTAACAACAGAAGCGGTATCTACTCCAGCTTCAAAATTAGGTGCTTGGCCTGCGCCTTGACCTTTTTGAACTGCTTGAGCTGATGTTACTGCTTGTGCATTATGTGGATCTTGTTCTGTATAAGATGCTTTTTCGCTTGAGCCTTGATTAACTTGAGCTTCTGGCGCACCTTTCTTAATAGTAGAATCCTCTGGATTAACTGCAGCACCAGAATGTGGATCAATTTCAGTATATTGAGCTTTTTCAGAGCTGCCTTGCATAACAGCACCCTCTTGGCCAAGAGCTTCATCTAATTGCTTAGCTTTAGCTTTTTTAGCCTCCATGAGCTCACGAATTTTTGTTTCTAATGACATTTTAAGGTCTCCTAAAACGGGTTTTCTAATATTTATACTATTTCGATATTTGATTAATAAAACTTTCAAAAACATGTAACTTAACAGCTTCAAGATCTTTTGACTTTGCATTGCTGATAGCGTAACGCACTTCGTCGTGGTGACGTTCTACAAATCGACCTTCAACCATCATCCATTCTTTGCCTTCCATAATACCGCGCACAAACGCGTCTGGGGCTGATGGATCTGATACGATGTCGCCAGCTGTTGCTAAATAGAAGTCGTCTTGAACTTCGTTGATACCATCTTTATTCAATTTCAAACTACCCATTCCACGAGAACTAACTCCTAATTGGACACCTTCATCGATAAGATTCTTAACGATTCTGCCCATTGGAGTTTCAGTCATGATCTTGGCACGACCGATGTAATTGTTACCTTCTTCTTTAAGGCTAACAATCATGTGACTAACACGATCAAGATTAATGCTAGGACCTTCTGGATGACCAAGTTCGCCTAGTGCTCTTTTTGTGTCGACATATTCTTTAATGTAGCGATTTACTTCTTTCTCCATAACAGCTTTAGGATAAACACGACCATTACGGTTTTTTATCTCTGTTTGTAAGAAAGGACCCTCGATATAGTAGTTTTTGCCACCTTCTTCTTTGGCTTCTTTAATAACTCTAATATCTTGTATGGTTTCTGTAATAAGTTTCACGTTATACTCCTACGTTTGTATTAGGACCAGCATAGCCAGCTACTTTTCTAACATCTAGAACCAACATACCAGGCGCTTCGAATGTTACATGAATGCTGCTGGTATTGTTGAGATCAATGGTAGGCATTTGTTGACCGCCTGGATATTCTGTAAATCCATGTAGATCTAGTACTACTGTTCCGCTTGAATTTCCACGGCGTACTGTAATACTACTGTTTGAATCTGTTGATGAGTTTGCATAAGCACTGGCAATGTTTACTGTTAATTCACTGGTTGTAGAAAAGGCAATCTCTTCGGCTCTTCGTAGACTTAGTAAAGTAACTGTAGCGCTATCATTGTTGGCGCTGGCATAAAAATGCAATACTGCACGTTGGCGATCGTTTTTAATTATGTTGTATTGTACGGCCATATATTACTCCGATTATTTTGTTAATTTCTTGGTAGCTCTACTAATACCTGCAAGTCTCTTTTCAGAATCCTTAGCAAAGTCTGCAGCTAATCCTTTGTTTACTTCGTAGTTCTTTAAATGTCTTTCTTTTTCTTCTGGTTCAGTGCCTTTCTTGTAAGCACGATTCACGTCTTGATCAGCATCTCTTTCAAAATCTTTTCTGATGGATGCAGAAGCTCTTAAACTTCTTGAAGCTTTGTTAATGTAGTCTCCGTAGGTAGACTTTTTAAGTTCGTCAAGCTTTTCTTCTGCCATAGCTTTACGTGGGCCTTCTTTAGCACCATACATAAGAGCTTTACCAGTTACTGCATGACCAGCTTTCTTTAAATCTTTAATGTGTGCCTGAGCATTTTTTACTGTAAATTGAATAGCATATCCTTCTTTACCAGTATCTTTATTTTTGTGATAGATCTTAATACCAGTTGGCATTTCTTCTTTAGCTTCATTAGCCATGTTGCTAGCAGATTGGTTCATTTTGTCTAGTTTTTTAGAAGCTTGAGCGACTCCAGAGTAACGCTTGTCAACTTTTGATGTAGACATTCCTTTGTACTTACTTGCATCGGATGCTTTGCTTACATATGATGACATAGTATTTCTACTTAACTCATCAATCTCTTCAATATCTTCTTTTGTTAATTTACTAATAGCCTTATCTATACCAACATATCTTTTTTTTTGTTTATCAAAAGCTTGCTTAACATCTCTTGGGCCAGAAGGATCTTTTTGAAATGCTCTATCAATACGAACTTCACGATTTGTCATATCATTGGCGGCACCTTTAATATAAGAACCTAAAGTCTTTTTAGAAATTTCATCTAACACTTCTTCTTTTGTTAGCTTAGCAACAGCTTTTTGTAACCCAATAGTTCTAGTAGCACGCTTAACATCAGCTTTATTAGCCATGTGTGTATATACTTTTTGTGCTCTAGGATCTTCGTCGTCGTCATTTGCAATTCTTTCATAATTAGTTTGTTTTCTTTGCAAATCTACAGCTTGACGATGAGCTTTTTTAACATAAGAACCTAATGTAGCCTTAGATAATTCATCTATCTCTTCAACTTCTTCTTTAGCCATCTTACCAGCTGCTTTGTCAATACCTCTTAATCGTTTATTAAGTTGGTCAAGTGGCTTTATTATTTTACCAACATTTGAACCAGCTGAAGCTACTGCATGAGCGTTAGAGCCAACATCAAATGCAGCTTTGTTTACATATGAGTGTAGAGTCTTCTTAGATAATTCATCAACTTGTTCAATATCTTCTTTAGCAAGTTTTGATGTTGCTAATCTAATACCTTTTTCACGTTTGTCAATAGTCTTCATATCATCAGAATCATCTTTAGGATTTGCTAAACTTTTAATAATAGCTTGATTAGCTGAACGATTAACATAAGAACCTAAAGTCTTTTTAGATAACTCATCTAAATATGACTCTTTAATGTGTTTTACAGCTTTGGCTGGAAGATAGTGATCTTCTTCGTTATTTGTAAAAACGTGAGTGTCAGAAGTTGAATATTCTTTATCCTTGTAAAACCCTCTAACCTTACCACCCTTAATCATTTTGTGTATTTCTGGATGTGAAAATTTTTGAGTGTATCCAGAATTATCAAAATGAACATGCGTATCAGATATTTTAGCTGTACCGGAATCTGTATTAAATGTTTTGTTTTCATCTAAACCTTCTACTTCTTCCATGTAATCTTTAACTTGTCTGTCTTTTTGTGTTAAAGGAGTAGTTGGGTTTAGTTTTTTCTTTTTATTAACTACGTCAGTTCCCATACCTTTATAGGTAACGCCTTTATCTGTATCTTGTTTATCAGTAAGATCAACAGACTCAGCAACTAAGTCTTCGAATGACTCATTAGCCTTAACTCGCTTTGCAATATCGTGAGCTTTCTTGATAACTTTTTTAGGAAGATCTGTAGCTGGTCCACTACCGTAACCATACATCTTCTTAGCTTGTGCCATACCAATAGCGTATGGCGACATAGTCATCGCCTCTCTAATTGTCTTGAACTTCTGCATTATTAGCTCCCATGCTTTGTGCTATTTCTATTTTTCTTTGATCTAAAGCGTCTGTCATTTTAGCTGCCATGACATCTCTAAAGTTTGTTTCAGCATCTGCATTGTTATCCATAATAACGTCGTCTAGCATATCCTTAACTAAGTCACTCATTTATTCACTCCTGAATTTAATAAACTAATTTTATTTATAACGTCAAGTTCAACTTCTTCTCTTGGTTGACTAATTTGCCTTGTTAGCTGAGCTGCTTGTAATGTTCCTGGTCCCTCAGCTTGAGCCTGCATTTGTTGCTGTAACTCAGCATCGTCCTCAATTTCTTTTCTAACCTTAGCAATATCATCTTCGTCCATCTTTAAAATGTCACGATAGATAAACTCTCTACTAAAGTAAGTTCCAATATAAGGATTAACTTGATTCATTAAGTCAACTCTGTTTCTTAGAATCTCAGCTTCTTTAGCTTCTGTTAAATAACTATCTTGAGCAAATTGATAGAATACGTCCTCACGGATAGCTTCCCAATCTTGCTCACTCATAATATTTTTTAGAATAAGTTGAGTCTTTAATAAGTCGTCAAATAGTTCTGAGAATTTCTTTCTCAACCGACTAACAAACTTACTAAACTTCAATTCGTCGCGAGTAATCTCTGCCTGACGACCAAAGTTCATTCCTGTATCAGGTTTCATACGTGATAGTGGAACATTGAGAGCTTGATATAACTTATTTTGGAAATAGTTAATATCGTTGATCTCACCTAAGTTCTGACCACCATCTAATGTAGTGATCTCAGTACCCTTACCACCTTCACGTCTTGGCATCCAGAAATCTTCTAGCATGCTCATTGTTTTCTTTTCGTCTCTTATTTCACCAGTGCTGGCGTCATAAGTCACTTTGTTTCTGTAACGATCCATAATACTCTTGACGTATTGTTCAGCCTTAGCCTTAGGTAAGTTACCAACGTCAATATAAAAAATTCTTCGTTCTGGTGCACGGGTCATTCTATAAATGACCAAGCTGTCTTCAACCATTCTAAGTTGATTAACAACCTTAATAACCTTTTGCAAATGACCTAGAACCATGTTCTTGTCAAAGTCAATAATGCCACTTGTGCAATAAGCAATAGAATCTTTTTCAATTCTAACTACATTATTATTTTGGCCAGGTGTATAGTTTGTAGCTTGTAGAACACCTTTATCATTAAAGATATAAAACTCTTCTATATCTGTAATGATATCTACGCCAGTTTTCTGGTCTTTTTTCTTATTGACCTTACGGACCTTTTTGATCTTTCTTGGGTCAATATATCTTAATTCAACTATGCCTTGTTTAGATTTGTTGACATCAACAATCTTTTGGTAAGGAATTCTACCATCAACATACCATCGTTTAAAAATGTCATGACCTTTAGAATTAAAATCTAAAAGTTTCAGAATAGTTTTAAACTCTTCGTCAATAACTTTTTTAATGTTAGCACTTAAGTTAGTCTTTTCTAAGTCTACCTTAACTACTTCTTCATCATCTTCTGCAGCCACTGCTTGATTAACAATGTCTTCAATTGCAGAATCGCAATCTGGATATAAAGCTACATCTCTGTAACGATTGATAAGATCGTTTTCATTTTTTGCCGAAGCATCAATATCATAATAGGTTCCATAAAAGCCAGCTGCATTAATACTAGTTGCGCCGTCATCATCTTGTGGAACGATAAAACTCTGAGCCCCTTTGGGCTCAGGTTTATCTTTGGTTATCTTGTAACCGAATAACGAAAGGTCAGCCATGATTTAATCTCTCAAATAAAAATAATTATATACCAAATGTAGTAGAACCAACATTCGTCACATTATTGATCACATTACCGATACTTAAAGCTGTATCGAATTGTGTTGTATAATGTTGATATTGGAACTCTACAGTGTATGTTTCAACAGTATCGTTATCACCGTAATTTAAAGTAATGTCTCCTAGATTAACTGGGAAAGCACTATGTAATGTATAAACTTTTAATGGATTGTTGTTACGATCCAATTGTGTTACTGTAATGTTAGCTTGGTAATCTCTAGGATTAGTTCTACCATTATTGTTTTGTAGATCGTTCATTCCTGCCATCCACTTCTCAAGACTATTTCTAATATTAAATGAAACATCATTCAATACTTGCATAGTCCATGGTGCAAAGACTCTTTCTCCAGCAAACTTAACTTCACGACCACGGTATGGAACGATTGTTGGATTAACAATACTACCTGGAAGTGCAGCTGCATTAACCAAGAAAGCTGCTTGTGCAGTAGCTGCCCCACCTAGTGTAACGTAGGTAGGGAAACTTATTGCAACAAAGAACTGGTTAGCACGAGCTCCGCCACCAATCAGCGCAGCTTTGAACTGATCAACGTTAAATATTGATCTTTCTGCCATTTTTTATTCTCCTTTTATCCCTTAAGCACCAATTTCTTCAAATGCAATACCTGAACGAGTTGCAACAAAGTTCAAGGTAATGTAGTTGATGCTCTTAGCTGGTTTAATGTAGATATCAGCTACAAATTCATTTCGATCGATCACTTCTGCAGTATTGTTTGTATCATCACAAACAACTCTAAAGTCAATAATACCACGACGGCCTTGTACGTCTCGTAAGAATGGATCTACTAAACTTACAAATTGACTTCTCGTGAATGCATCGTTGAACTCGAATAATTGGAACTTAGCAGCAGTTGCAATTGCTTTTTCAAGCACAATGAATAATCGACGTACGTTGATACGATCAAATGCGCTTGGTTTTTGTGTGATTGTTTTGTCACCAAATAAAACAGTGCCTAAACCAGGTTGTGTAATAACTGGGTTTACTTGGAATCTATACAAGTTGTCACGGTCTGTCTTTGTTGGTGTCCAGTTAAGTTTAACTACATTCTTAACTTGACCACGGCTGTAACCACCTGGTGAATACCAAGGATCAGCTACAAAGTCTGTTCTAACACAAAGACCTGCAATGTCGCCAGCTAATGGGATCCAACGATATACATCGTTGTAGCGGTCGTACTGATATTTCCAACCACTATCCATTACAGCGTATGAACTGTCTTTATTAAAGTATGTGTTTCTATCATTTACAACAGAAGCTGCTGTTGTAAGTGTTGCTGATGTTGGGCTAACAAACACAACGCAATCGCGTCTTACGTCAGCAACATTATCTACAACATATCTTGCTGTAGAGTTATCTGTATTAACACCAACTACTGGAATCAAACTTACATCATAGAGTTCAGCGTTAGCCAACTTAACATATTCAGTTTGGAATAAACCATCTGTTGGAGTTACATCTACGCCACCTGTTAAACTTCTAGATTGGACTTGGTTCATTACATTGAAACCAGTAGCACCAGTTGCTGGAGATACTGTACCCCATGCTAGATTGTTACCAGCAGATGAAGTAGTGTTAGCAGTGTGACTACCAAACCAAATCCATTGACTGTTTTGGTTGACATAGTTTCTATAGTAGTTTGATAAGCCGTCTGCTGAAACAGCATCAGAAGCTTTTGATAAACCTTGGAATTTCTCTAAAACTGTTCCTGCTGTACCTGTGATACCACCATCTTCATCAACAACAAATACGTGTAATTCATCGTAGATAGTTGTAGTTGAAGTAGCACCAGCTTTGTTTAATGCATAGCGTGATGTTGATGGACGTGATTCAACTTGATCCCAGAATTCCCATAAAGCTTGACCAGTTGAAGCAGCACTAGTTGAAGCAGCTGTTAGGTTAGAGAAAGTAACTGTTGTTGCTGATAGTGCAGCATCAGCTGTAGTTTGGAAACGATAAAGTGAACCAGATATTGTTACTTCAATCCATGAACCTTTTGGAACAGGACGTGCTAATGAAGCTACGCCAGCACCAGTAGTAGTAACAGAGCTAACAGTAATGTTAAATGCATATGAATTGTAATCACAAGCTGTAACTTTTAAATTGTTTCCTAGCGTACCAGGATATTTTGCAACATACTCTGTACTTGTTAGAGTTGGAGCTGTGTATCCTATGTCACCTTGGTAGTTATCTTCATTTTTAATTAAAGGTGCAGTACCACCGCCAGATGCATTACGTGCTGAGCCATCAGCAACGCGATTTACTTGAAGGTTATTACCGTAACTTAAGAAATTTGCAGCAGTCAACCAGTACTTGAAGTTTGTATCGTCTGGTTTGCCATAGGTGTCATATAAAGTTTTTTCACTGTCGATTGTAACGAATTGTTCGGCCGGACCCCAGTTAAAATTACCAACAAAAGCACCAGCTGTTGTTGATACCTGAGGGACAAACAAGCTTACGTCACGCTCCTGAACTAGCACATTGGGCGAAACTTGAAAAGCCATTTTATTCTCCTTATTTTAGATCATTCACAATGCAGAAATTGTTTTCTAATAACGATATTTATAGTTTTATTAATTTAGCCAATTTCCAGCATTTTTTTCGACTGACCATAAATCGCCATCATGAACGTATTGTGTAGGCTCAGAACCTGCTGATCCATCCTCAATAAACCCAAAAGGCGTTAATTCATCTTCTATTTGTCTAATTTGTGATTCATATATTGTTTCACGTAAATTTGCATCCGTCAGCTCTTTAAAATATGGGTTGGTAGTCAACCATCCAAAAAGAACCAAAGGCATAACTAGATCATCGTGATACCCTTCGTCCGCAGCATAGCTGCCACGTTTTTCAATAAAAGTACTGAATTCGCTTATAATATCACGATCAAATACTTGCATTCGTTGTGTTTCTATAAGAGTTTTTAACTGACTACATCCAACTCTCTTTACTAACTTATCTGTTCTAACACCATTATGTGAACCTGATCCACCAAAGCCACCAGATACTACTTGGCCATTTCTACCTCGTCCAACATAAAGAATGTTTTCATATTCAAGCTCATGGTGAAGAATGTCAGCTACTTGCTGACCATTATCATTAATCTCTACCATAGTCCAGGCGTTATTATAATTCTTAGCTACAGTATGGATTACTGTAGGAAATAACATTGGACTAATTTTATTGTTTCTATACTTTGCTACTACTTGATAAGGATTAGCAGATATGTCCACAATAACAAAAGAACTATAGTCACCCTCAACTCCTCTTGACGTATCAACGATACAAACATAGGAATGAGGTTTTTCAACTTGTTTACCTTCTTCATCTTTAGATCCCCTTACAGGCTCTTCTAAGACATCCAAATTATCTTTAGTGTAAATAAATTGTTTAGGACTTAGTCGTCCTAAAGTTTCAGCATCAAGTAATGTATAACTTGAACCTAAGAACGAACATAAAACCTCTTGTGCAAACTTAATGTCACCAAGAATTGCTTTTTGTTCAGAGGCCCATCTATCATCACGACCAGGAATTTCTGTATATGGGATAAACAAATTTACAAAGTCGTTTATGCCCTGTTCAGAATCGTTCCAGAATTTCCAAAAATGGTTGTATCCAAATGGAGTACTACTCATTAATACTTTAGTTGTTTCACCCGCCATAATGGTAGGGTAGGTAGCAGTGAAGAAATCTTCAGCAACATTATTAGGAATGATTGCAGCTTCGTCAATGTATAACCAGTTTACAGATTTACCACGAATACCTGATGCCGCAGTAGCTGCTGTGAATACCTTAGAACCATTTTCTAATTCTATGTCACCTTTGTTCCAGGTTCTAACACCTTGTTGCATCCACATAGGTAAGTTTTCGTACATACCTTGATATCTGTTTAATACTTCTCTGGCTGCAGCTGATTTATTAGCCAATATTGCTACAGTCTTTTGTTCTTGAAATAGTGTGTACCAAAGAATACATGCTGCAGAAGTAATCGTCTTACCTTGCTGACGACCTTCCATTAGAATAACTTTACGATTGTCAAGAATAGTTTTTACTTTTTTCTTTTGACAATCATACAACTTAAATGGCACAAGACCTTTATCTAGCGATACGATCTTACAATAGCTCTCTATAAAGTATATTGGATCATCCTTACACTTGAGAATCTCCTTGATTTGTTCAGGAGCATACTCAACGTTAAATCCAATTTGCTTTAGTCGACTATTACCATTGTAACTAGCTCTCGGTGTTTTGATTATCGCCATTTATAATTTTTTCATTCTCTTTGTT